AGCGAGCCAAAGTACCCCCATAGCGTGCTGCCATCTGAAGCATATAGTTTGTATGCCTCATATGCAGTAAACGCCACGGAGCCTCCCGTGATAGATATCCCATCTGCATCCAGCTTCACTTTCCCCCCGCCAGCCGTCAGCTTCCCGGTCGCTGCCGCAATTACAACCTGATCGGTTCCTGCGTTCTGCCCCGCTATCTCATCAGCAGTAATCCGGAAGCCTGTAGCGTCGCCATCCCAGGTGCCGGCATACATTCGAATCTCGCCTGCGGTCAGTACACCCATGTCTGCGTAGATTGCAGACAACGTTGCGCCTGTGATCTCCGTTGCTGTGATCGTACCGGTGTTGATCCAATCTCCGCTGATATACGTTGCGCCGCCGACTACATTGATACTAGCTTTCACAGCGCCGTTCTGTGCCACTGCGACCAGCGTGTGAGTTCCGCCAATGTCATCGGGGTCGGCTGTAAGCTGAAGGGTCGTCGTGCCATTGTAGTAGATGTACGTCCTGGCTGCCATATTGCCAGTGTTGCCGTTGACGATGGTGATGTCCGTGCCGTCCCCGATGAACAGATGGACGTTAGTCCATGTGATAGTGTTCAGGTCTGTGGGCGTCCACGTACCGGTCACGCCCAGTACCCTGTGGGCGTTTGCAGCAGAGGCATCGGCTAGTGCCTGAGTAGCATCTCCTTGTGCAGCATTAGCCGCTGTATCATCAGTCCACACAGCATCGTTGTTAAGAGTGCTCGTATCTATGTCGCCAGGATTACCAATCACAATTGTACCACTGATGTTCGCATTGATTGCCGTCAGCAGGCCGGTAGCAGCGTCGATAGTCACCTGTGCGTCACCAGCAGCATCTCTACCGACGATCTGGTCAGCATCTATCTCAAATCGCGCGCCTGTTGTGGAAGAGGCTATCTTTACTCGACCATCCAAGATGTATAAGCCAGGTGCGTCAAGTGATCCCATGTCTGTCAGAGGCTTGGACAGAGCGTACATCGCCGCGACTTCTGCCGCTGTCAGCACTCGGTCGAAGACGGCGTACTCGGAGAAGGCAAAGCCAGCCACGCCCCCGCCAGTATTAGTAGTTCCTACATTCCAGGCAGTCAACGCAGCACTGTCTAGCGCCGTGGTACTTTCATTTTGGTGAACTCCGTTGACGTACAGATTGTATTCGTCACTGGCGTAGTCTAGTGTGCAAATAATTTGCAACCAGTCACCGGCACTAAATGTCTGGGCACCAGCCCATATAACCGTTGATGCCACGCCGTCGTTTAGATTCAGGTAAAACAGTTGATTGGCTTCGTGGTACAATATAGACAATGCCGTGGTTCCTGCTCCTATCAGGTCGAATACCCTAGAGTATCCAGAGGGCCATGTTGCATCATAGTCATAGGGCATCTGTACCCACGTCACAAATGATACCGTGTCATTCCCACTCACCAGCCCCACACAAGCCTCCAGGTTGACCTCAGTCCTCGTTCTCGTGCTCGTGCTGTTGTGTGCGACGCCAGTCCAGGCGTAGCCTGTGCCCAGCGTGCCATCGATGTAGGACGTGGCACAGCCTGTTGCCTCGAACTGGATACCATCCGCGAATATCTCTGCCTCGGTGGTAGCTGTAATGCCAGCAAAGGTCACATAAACCCGAGCAAAGGCAGCGGTTGCGGGACTCGTGGCTACTTTGATGTATCGCTTCCAGTCGTGAATACCCGTTGTGAACACAATGGAGGCAGACGAGATATTGCCGTGCGCCGCTGTGAACCAATTGATTTGTAGCCTACCAGTACCGGTAGCTATCGTCTTTTTGATCCATGCCGACGCGGTATACGCTGTGTCTGCAGCGACGGCGATTTCATCGCACCCGATATTCTCGGCTGCTCCCTCAGCAGCAAGTTCATAGAGCCGCATCGAAGCACTTCCGAACCGGCTGTACGTTGTGGATCGTTCCACCGTATCAATACCAACTGGCGCTGCCCAACCGTCTGTGATGTTGACCTCGAATGACGGATTGACCACTAGATTGGTGCCAGCAGGCTCTACCGCCAGCCCCTTCGTGCCAGCCCACCTGCCTGCTGGTTGCCGGAATGCGCCAGAGAGTGTTGCCATCTGTTTGCGAAGGCTTGTCCAACTCGTAGGCGTGATCTCGCACCCAGGGCCAAGGAGCAGCAGACCGTCAGCCGCGCTGAAAAAGGCATCCCCAAACTGGTCGATGATAACCGCGCCAGAGGCGCTCAGCGTGATCTTTGGCGTGGTGTCGTTTCGGAGCTGTACCGCTCCAGCTGTGATGAGTACATTACTCTGGCCCGCGCCGGTCTGCCCTACCAGGATATTGCCGCTGGTATCCCACTGACCGATGACCGTAGCCAAGCCATCAAAGATCTGAATACCATTTGTGCTATCAATTGTGAGGTGCGGCTGGCCGGCTGCGTACTCACCCAAAGCGACGCCCCACGTGGCCGCACCATAGCCATAGATACCGTTGAGTTGCCCGATAGCCCAATGTTCTGACCAATCGTTGTACGTCGCGCTGTCACGCACATTGCCGACAATCGTAGGCCCATACTCAATGCCGGCCTTGACACCGTGGACGGAGTAGAGATCAATGAACCCTTCGCCCACCGCGCCGGTATTGAACACTGCGTCGCCGGCATACCAGGCATTGCGTCCTGACCCATCGAGGTTCCGCGTGACTGCATAGGTATAAGGTCCCCCGCCACCAGGCGCGCCGTCGATGGACATGAACTCGACTTTGCCGTCGGCCTCCAGATAGACCCGATCACCATTGGCCATTTCATTGTGCTTGACTGTGATCGTAGTGTCACCAGCGCCATCCCCGAGATCTGACGTCAGAACCGTGGTCGGCCCGACCAGGATGCGCCCCCCAATCGTGGCGATGGTGTCCTGTGCGACTAACGTCTCCACCCACAACTCGGCGGCGTGCAGCGTGAGATACTTCTTCGCCAGCGCCCCCAGGTTGATGTCATAGTTGGTCCCTGGCAATACATCGTTGCCAGTTGGATCGAGTGTCAGATCGCCAGCGGGTGCCAGAGTGACATTGCCAGCAGTGCTCGTGATTGACTGGGGGCCGACAAATACCAGGTCTCCATCGATTCGGCCCTCTTGTGCTGTTGGCGCCGCGCCAATGCCGAGGCCCTGGATCTGGAGCCTGCCGTTGGCGTCCGTCGCGAGGATAGCAGCGGCGGCTCCAGGATTACTACTTGTGGTGACTGCGTGGGCATGGTTGCTGCGAGCAAATGAGACTGCGTCGCCCTCAGCGTTAGCGCTGGCCACGCTCATATTCACAGTCGGTGCTGCCGCTACAATGGCGTGTTGGTGGTCGCTACGTGCAAACGAGTGCGCGGCCCCTTCGCTTGCTGCATCATCAGGCTCAATTGTCCCTGCCACTGCGGTGTCGAGCGGATCGGCTCCATCTGCAGGATCGTGACGATCCTTGTGATCCTCGTTGTGATGATCGTTCGCACTTACATTCGTCAATGCCGTGTCGTGACTGATTTGCCCGCCGTCTCCAGCATCGCCGGTATGGTCGTGGTCATGCAACTTATGCACATGATTAGAGCGTGCAAACGAAGTGGCGTTTCCCTCCGCATTAGCAGTACTAGTATCAACTGGGGTAGCAGTTACAATCGCGTGTTGGTGGTCGCTCCGCGCGAATGACGCGGCCTCGCCCTCATCGGCAGCATCATCTGGTTCTATTGTACCCGCTGCCGCCGCCACAATTGCGTGTTGGTGATCGCTCCGCGCGGGGTTTGTGCCTGTGCCGGCATCAGCGGCATCGTCCGGCTCGATGGTGCCGATCGTTGGAGTGCCCCAGTCCACGGCCAGCGTGTAGTTATTCCCTGGTCCTCCGTCGGTCTGGGCCAATCCGCCGCCAGCAGCAATTACCCGCTCATTTTCCAGCCCGTCGTGTGCGCTCAACACCAGGTACTGAGCATCCGCAGGAGCCCCGTCTCCGCCAGCAGCCCCGCCGCCACCAGACTCTCCGCCGATGTTCAGCGTGCCATCCGCCTGCAGATAAATCTCCGCCTGCAGCGTTCGGGCGTCATCGTAGAATTTGAGGCCCTTCACGCCCGTTCCGACTACCCGCAGCCCGAGATCGTCGTATTCGATCGGCATTACGGAGCCACCCTCTGCCAAGTCGCCCCAAACTCAGGGCTATAGTTACCCACGTGTATAATGTCGATTGCTCGTTTCGTCCAAACCTGCAGCACCACATAATCTGTAGCCACCAAGCTGTAGTCTGTGGCAATCCCCAGCCCCATATCGGCATTGGCCCAGCCCTGTCCCTCCAAATGTTGCTGAATCACAGTCCCACCGTTGAGCAGCAACTGCAGCCCGATTTCGTCATCGTTCCAGACGTTGGTCCCGAATCTGACATTGGCGAAAATGTGATAGATTCCATCTCCGCCAGCGGGCACCGTGAGACGGTCTGTGTTTGCCAGCGTCGAGTGCATCGCGTCTGTGTCCCAGCGCTCCGTGTTGAATGTCACCGTGACCCAGGCTAGGGTCCCAGGCGTGCTATCCGCATCGTTGTAGACCCTGACTGCCGGCTGGATCTGCCACGCCAGCCCCGTGGCCTCGCCAGCGTCAGGCACCAACTTGGAGCCAGCTGCCCCGATCGCCAGCCGCGCCAGCGCCTGGTTACCCGTGGCTGCCGGAATATCTCCCTTTGTGGTCACGATCGCCACGCCGGTCGCCTCAAAGTCTGCTTTAGCTGTATTATAGTTAGCCAGCGTGATTGTGTCGGCAGCCGCCTTGACTGGCATCGGTGCGTACGCCATAGTTCCTCCTCAGTAGATCAGAATGTGTCCGCTGTTGAGCGCGCTCGTATCCAACCTGAACGGCGTGCCGCCTACGTCGAATCCTGGCATCAAGCCGATCGTCAACCGGTGCTCCAACTGCGAGATGCTCTCCCGCAGGCTCGCGACGTATCCTGCCTCTGTGCTCAAACCCGTCTGTTGCTCCGTGATCACGACCCGCTGGCACAGCTCCAGATCTCGACAGGCCGCCATGAATGTCGAGTTGACGTTGCCCGTGATGCTGATTCCGCCGATCACCGGCCGGGGATCCTTGTAGCGTGATATCAGATAGTCAGCCAGCGCCTGAGCATCTGCGACGTTGCTCATTAGGATCGCGTTGATCCGCAGTTTGCGCCGCTGGTATGCTGCGATGCTAGCCGCGTCCTGCGCTACGACCGTGACCTTTTCGCGCGTCCGGATCCCGTATCCGCGCACCTGTAGCGATTGGAGAAACGCTGGGATCGCGCCTACGTTTGCCAGCCCGATTTCTGCGTAATCCCCGTAGAATGTGGCAGTGGGATTGATGCTCCCGTTGAGGTTGGTTCCCTCGCCCTCCGGGTCGCTGGTGCAGTCAAAGTCCGTCCCCGCAACGGGGAGGATGCAATCCCGACCGCCAACCTTAATCTTCGTATTTGAACTGTCCCGGAACTTGACGATCAGCGTCAGAGAGCCGCCCTCTGGCACGACTGGCACATCATCCTGGCTGATCCGGCCCAGTATCTCGATGCTCGTGCCCACCGTCCGTGGGTGGCAGGTCACCTCAACGTAGTTGTAGACGCTCGAACTCGCCAGACTATAACTGAGCGTGTGCATCGTGTTGTCCAGCGTCAGCTCGGTCGTGTCATCGAGCGGCATCTGATGTCTGTTGAGATAGGTCGGCGTCCCATCGTGCGAGATGAAAAAATGTCCCCAATCACCCGTGCAGGCATCCGCCAGCTTCCCGCTCGCCTTGATGTCCTCCACGATCTCGCCGGCGGTCTCGTATGACCATTGGTCCGCGCTGACCGGAAACAGATTGAGCCCCACCTGGTAATCGGTTGCTGGCGCCGTGTAGACCGCATCCACCACGTCCTCGATCACGTCATCGGCATAGACGTCCGTCCCCATTGCGATCTCGCCCTCGTAGCTATCCATCAGTGCCATTGCATCTACGCAGTCGATCGTCACACGGCGCGTCTCATACTGGCCGGAATCGGGCGTGATCTTGTCGACGAATCCGCGGAACCGCGTCACTGTGATACCGCCATACGTTACGTCGAATCGTACCTCGCGGCGCGGGAGCAGATCCGCGTCCAGCTCCGGACTGTACTGCCGGCTTAGATTGAGCAGGTCGAATGTTGCGCGCCCCACCCCGGGCATCCTGGCCATAAGGCCTGAGAATCCGCGCGTGATAGTTGTATGCGTCCAATCCGCGGAGACATCCTCGCCTGCATCCAGAAAGTCGCCGTCGCCGTCCCAATCTATGAATAGCTCATACAGCGCACTCTCTGCCATTCCCCTCCGTTTTCACGTTTCAACGTTCTAACGTTCCAACGTTCCAACGTTCGCACGCTCCTATCTCAATGCCGTCTGCGGCATCATACCGCGATCGCGCAATGCCCGAATCACAGCGTCCGCCGTGGCTTGTGGGTCGCTTGCCCCGTTGATGTAGATATCCCCCGACCACGTGCCGCCAGCCGCACCGCCCGTGACTGACATCGACAATCCAGCATCGAATCCATTGAGCAGACTAGTTACGCGCGCCACCTGGTCGCCGATCCCAGTCAATCCAATTTCCAGCGGCGTCGGGGATCCAGGCACCAGCCATGGTGGCAGCTCCAGGTTACGTATTGTCTCCCCCAAATTCTTGAACCAACCCGTGACACCCTCGATCCCAGCCTTCATCCGCTCCAGTATCTCCAGGATGGGATAGAACAAATGCTCTATCAGGAATTCCAAGGCCGGCTTGACGATCTTCTCGAGCACTGCCGCCAGCCCCTTCAGCGCCAATCCCAATCCCTCGGCGATGATCACAGCCAGGGCCCCAATGATCGGCAGGATGATCTCCAGTACCGCGATGAAGTTTGGCAGCGTGGCCTCAACGTAGGTCACGAACAGATCCATCAGCACAAGCAGCACGTCGATCAGCGGCGGCAGCACGGCCTCGATGATCTGCAAAAACACGGGCATCAGCTCGGCCATGAGCATCTCGATCAACGGCATGATCGCAACCAATAGCCTGCCAAATATCTGCGCCAGCCCCTCAATCAGTGGAACCAGCATCGGGACCAGGTTCGTCGCCAAATCGGCGAGTATCGGCGCCAGCATCGAGATCAGCGCCACCGCGATCGGCAGCACGGCTTCGAGCACCGCCTGAAGCACCGGCGCGAATGCCCCGATCAATTCAGCCGCCAGCGGAATCACCGCCTCAAGTATAGCCGACAGCGCTGGAAACAGCATCCCCAGGAGGGTCTGTGCCAGCGGCCCCACTATCTCCATTAGCGAGGCGAATGCAGGTACCAGCGTTTCAAGCGCGCCACCCAGCACATCCCCCAATATCGCCCCAAGCTGCCCCATCACCTCTGTCAGCATTGGGCCGTATGTGGTCATCAGATCCCCAAATACCCCAATGATCTCCGTGAATACGGGCAGCAGTGCTGTTCCCACGGTCGCCTTGAGGTTGGCCATGGTCGCTTCCATCTGCGCCATTTTCGTGGCCGCGTTGTCCGCGATGTCCGGCATATCAGCGGTGTTCTCGGCCAGCGCCTCCATCACGACCGACATCATCCCAGCCTGGACCTGTGCTTTGCTCAGCTCCTCCGCCTGAACCCCGAACGTCTCCGAGGCTCGATCTGTTGCCTGCGCCAGCGTCACCTGGATCCCCAGGTTGTCCAGGATGGGCCCGCTCAGCCGGCCCACCCCTTTGACGAGCGAATCCATCATGTAGGCCATATCCTGGCCCGTAGCCGCGGATACTTTGCCCAGATACCCCATCGCGCTGGGGAGTTCATCGGCGAACGTTTTCCCCACCAACTGCGCGGCGGAGTTGTAGCTCTCCATCAGGGCCTGATCGGTAGTCATGCCCAGGGAGCCGGTCCGCAGCGAGGCCAGCATGGCGTCCGCGTCCCCAGTGATGCCGGCGAAGGCGCTCTGTATCCCCTCGAGCGGCGCGGCCTGCGCGGCCAGTGTGCCCAAGGCGCCTGCTGCAGCTATACCACCGCCAACGATCGCAGCGGTTCCCAGTCCTGCGATCTTGGCGATCCCGCCCAGGGCGCCACTTACCCTGCCGCGCGCCTCGCCCAGATCACCATCCAGCTTGTCGAGCGTGGCCCGTATTGGAATTATTGCTCTACCGAGTTCAGTTTCCTTTGCCATATCTCGCTCGTTTCACAAGCGCCGCATGCTCCCGGCGCCGTGTGTTCAACTCTTCCCCTGTCAGCTTCTTGGTTTTCGCTGGTTGCAGTAGATGCTTCAGGCTGGGTAACCGCTTTTGCCGCTGCAGAGCCACGATGTGCCAGGCCAGCCGCACCGCCCGTTTCAGGTCCAGATCAGCACGCCAGGCTGCCGCGTCCAAGACCGCTAGCGTCTCCGCCGGCGTCATCAGCCAGAACTCTGTGACAGTCACGCCCGCCTTGAGTGCATTGGCCAGGAGCGTATCTATGCTCCAGTCTCGCTCCTGGCTGTCGCTGGGGGGCGCGTATCGGTCTCGCTGCTGTACGACAAGACACTTGATACTGCGGTGAACACGATTTTAGCTGCCGTTGCGAATCCGCATCCATCCATCACGTCGTACGCATCGGCCATCGTGTATGTCCGTCGCTGGACCCCAGCGTCACGCCTGCCGTATTCCAGACCGGCGCGCATCAGAGCGGCGATATCCGCCATCCCGATGTCTCCGCTGTTTGCGTCCTGTGCCAGGCGGATGATCGTCTTGCCTGTGGCCTTTTCCGCCTCGGCAATCGCCCTGTTCGTCAGCAGGACTGGCAACTCCTGTCCTTCGAACTCGATCATTCCCTCGCCACGAGCTCCACCCATTAGCTGCCTACCTCAGTCCACGTCCCGTCGATCGTCATTGAGATCGATATGGTCGCCTCGCCCTGGTCTGGGAGCGCCTCGCTGAGCGACGTGATCAACGCAGTGGCTGTTTCATCGCGTCCGCTGGCTTCGACGCGCTCGATCAGAATTAGATCGCCGTCGCGCTCAGCGTCTCGCAGCGCCAGATATGCAGCGTCGTCCACGATGTAGAGTGCATCCAGCGATACACTCGCCGAATAGCGCCCCGCTAAGACGCGCTTCGCTCTCTCGTCCTTATTGCTGACGTCGATCTCATCATTGCTCTCGTCAAATGTCACATCCCTCTGGCTGCCCACCAGCGTGTATACTGGCACCAGCACTGTCCCCGTGTTGGCGTAGAGCAACACATCCGTCCCGTTTATTGCCATTGCTAGTCCTCCTCCATCATCAATCTGATTGTCACGATCCTGCCGTATGCGTCTTGCTCATCGGCCACAATTGGCCCCGTGCATTCCGCCACGATCACACTGTATCCAGCCACGGGCAGTATCTGCCTATGGAGCAGCTCCCGCGCACGTTGCGCCAGCGCCTCCACCGTCACAGCGCTGCCATCCGCTGCAGTGTAGAACCGCAGATCTCGCCACGTTTCCCGCCCCAGCGTCGTCTTAGTATCCCACGGCGTGACCGCCACCTGGCCCGCGCTGATCCCGAACGGCATTGTGGCGTCCCCTGGCGGAGGATCCGTCGTGAAGAATGCAGCCCCCCCGCGATACGTCGCCAGCAGGTCGACCATCGTTGCATCTCCTGTCACCAGGTCATAGATTGCCTCAGTCAGCGCGCCCATCGCTCCCTATTTTCCCCCTGCAAGAAGCTTGACGATCTTCCCCGCGTTCCCATACACGGCCGGCCGTAGGAACGGTTTGGCGGGCATCCTACTCGTGCCCAGCTCCACAAATGCGGCGTAAAACGCCTTCGAGCTCTTGAACACCCCAACGTATCCTGTAATCTCCATCCCATGTGCCAGTACCTGATGCGTGATATCCGATTTCATCAACCCTGTCCGCACCGTCGCCCTGGCTTGTGCCTGGCCCTCCACAAATTGGCAGACATCCTCCATTCCACTCGCCGCCCACCCCGCCGCTTTCGCGATCACTGCATCCGGCTTCCATTCCGTGATTGGCACTCAAACCTCCGTACCCTTGCGCGCCCTGAGCCTTGCGCGCCCTGAGCCTGTCGAAGGGTCGAAGGGTCGCAGGCGTCCCTACGACCCCTCCTCCACTGTCGCCTCGTGCTGTGTCTCCATACAATCCACCTCATAGTGCACGCCAGCCAGGCTGGGCTCTCGGACCCCCATCACGTCCCACACATCGTCGCCCAGCTCCACCTGGTCTCCGCGCGCGATATCTGTGCCGGCTAATACATACAGCACGTGGCTGATCTCCCGCTGTTCCTGCATCCCGACCTCACGCTCGCGGCTCGATGCCGGCCTTATCCGCCCCTCTGCGGTCCCGTTGACCGCGTAACTCACCGACCAGCCACCCTGCCCGTCAGCCGTCCGGTCCCTGCGGTAGAACGTGAATGTGTTATTGAATTGGTGCTCGATTGCTGGACTCACCGGCTCCTCCCGCATCGCCCGCAGCAAAACGCACTATCCGCATTGAATTCACCGCACCACCCGCACACCCATCCGCGCCGCTCGTGTATAGCCCGTTTTAACGTTTTAACGTTCAAACGTTTCAACCTTCCAACGCCACGCGTTCCAACTTCCCCCGTTCCAGCGTTCCAACGTTTCAACGTTCCTACGGGTTTCACTGTGCCACATACCTATACCTGCTCAGCGTATCCTTCTCGCTCAGCAGCAGCGTCCGCGATGCACTGGCACCCAGTACCCCCTCGCCGATCCCGCCTCCGCCCTCCGCGCTGTACGTGATCGAGTGATCCCCCAGGCTCTCTGCCTGTATCCCTGGCACTGCGTCGACCTCCGCGGCCCGCAGGCCAGCTTGATACCGTCTGGATGCAGCCCTTGCACACACGCCAACCACGTCGTCTGGAATAGTCGCGTGCCCGTGCGTGTATGTCACCGTGACAATCTGAATTCCTGCCGGCCAATTCTGCCCCACCCGGTGCAAAACGCCCCACTGCCCGAGCTGGTAGTCCTCGTCGGATCCCTCGATCAGCAACGTGCCATCCTCTACGACCGATGCTACCGATGTCACAGGCAATTGCGGCAGAAATAGCATAGCCGAATGGCCGGAGCAATCGAGCGTCGTCTCATCGTCCTCCGTTTGCTCGATCTCCTGGTGCGTGTAATTCTGGATCGCAGCCGTAGCTTCCTCGATCGCAGACTCCACAGATGCAATTTTAGCCGCCCCCGTGATTTCGATCTGTAGAAATTGCTCTACGTCAGCCTGTGTGCAGAATCCCATCAGTCACTCTCCTCGCTTTCACGTTCTAACGTTTTAACGTTCCAACGTTCCCGCGTTCCAACGCCCCACGCCCCAACGTTCCTGCGTTTCACTCTTCCGCAGTTCCCTTATTCGCCGCCGGCTTCCTGCTCTTGTTCCGGCGCGGCTTCTTCTCCTTCGTCTCCACCAGCAGGCCCCGCGCCAGCGCCTCCGCACGCGTCATCTTCACATACACGCCGGGCTTCCCCGGCATAGGCACCCTGATGAGCGTGCCCTTGTCGAATTTTTGATCTCGTGGTGCAATCACAATCGCCATGGCTACCTCCGTTTTCTCTCCCGCCTACTCAAATTCTCATGGTACAATCTCTGCGCCTTCTCCACGTCGGCCGGCGCACAGCGTACGAATCGCCCCGGCGCAACCTCCAGCCTGATCAGGGTGCTGCCCGTCTTGCGCCGCCGCTTGCGGGTATCACCAGCCGCCCCCGCCAGGCGCTTCTCCTGCTGCACCCATTTCTTCTGGTCCACGCCCAGCCACGACCGAGGCAGCACGTACAGCCTGGGCTTCACAATGTGCTGTGCCCGCAAAAATGCCAGGCGCTGCTCTGCGTCCACGAATCTATCGATCTCCGCCTGCCAGGTCTGCATCAGCCTCAATCCATCTCCACTGCCGCGCACGAATAGCAACTCGGGCGCGCACAGCAGCAACCGCAAATCCAACGCGACCTTCTGCGTCCGTGCTCTCTCTGCCTTGCTCCCCACCTTCTCCGCGACCCCGCCATAGCGCCACAACGGAACCGCCGCATCCCAGCGCTCCAAAAAGTGGAATCCATATTCCAGTAGGTGCCACGGAATCTTCACGCCGGGCCCCACGAGTACCGCCCGATCGAATTCCTCGTCCGGAAAACCGGACGCAGCTACGATCGTCCGCATGCCAGCCTTTTTTGCACGCACGTGGATCCCCTTGTCGGCAGCCCTTATCACCATCAAGTCATTTGACACTATCGAGCCCCTTCACCAGCGTGCAATGGATTGAGCTGTGTGCCCGATTCAGCTTCGGGCCCTTGATGATCTTCCACTTTTTATGAGGGTAGAATGCGTAGGCTTTTCCAAAGGCAGTTGTCGGGTCGAAAATCTCAGGCGTGTGCACCGAGAATTGCCAATAGTGCGAGGGATCCGCGAACGAATTGTCGTGCCTCCAATACGGGAGCTTGATCACCACCTTGCCACCTGGCCGCAGAATCCTCCAGCATTCGTCCATCGATTGAAACAGCGTGATGTGCAGATGCTCTAACACAGCCCGCGCGGCTACCACGTCGAAACTCTCATCTTCCCACGGCCACGGGATCTCATTCAGGTCCCACACCACGTCGATCTCGTTGCGGTGCTTGACCTGGTCGTGGTTCACGGCGCCTTCGATTAGTTGATTGCCTGCCCCCAAATTCAGGATATCCATTTGCTCTCCAATGCCTCGATGTTCTCCCCACGTTCACGGTAGAAGCCAGCCATCCCAATGCCGTCAGTGTCCCTTATTACTATGTCCGGCTCGCGGCTCAGATATTCGGCCATGCCATTGATAGCATCGACGACAGGCTGCGAGCCCGCTGGTGTGAAATCGTGGAACAGAATCAGACCGCCTACACGCAGCCAGTTGAACCAAGGCACATCCAGAGCCACCCGCCGATGATCGCCGTCCACGAATATCATGCCCAGCTTCCGACCCTGATACAATGCCAGCTCTTCCCACGATACCGCCAAGCGCACATCCACCTGCCAGGAGGCCAGGTTGTGCCGCGCCGTCTCGATCTGGGCCTCGGCAGAATTGAGCGTGACGATGTGCGCAAGCGGCGCCGCCTGCGCCATGATCGATGCACTATAGCCCGCCAATGTTCCGATCTCCAATATAGCCGCGCCGAAGCGATTGTACTGGCTCGCCAACCAAAACAGTGCGGCTGCCTGGTAAGACAACATCATGCACGGGATATCGGCACTGCGCTGCATTGCCAGCTCGGCGCCCGGCGCCCGCGCCAAATAGGTCGCCAGAAGATCCGCTGGTGAAATTGCGTTAGATTGCGTGCGGTATTTCTTGCTCATTTACGGCCCCCACGCCTCAACGCACCCAGCACTACATCATAGCGATCTATCCACATTCGATGATGCGTCACGTCACCCGCTGTCTCCACTTCCGCTTCGAGTGTCTGGCCAGCATCTGGGTCAGATTCCAAATAGTCGGCCCAAGCAACATGTGACTGGCGGGCCTCTTCGATATATGCAATAGCCGTCTGCACATCTGGCTTGGTCGTCATTTCCGGCCCCCACGCCTGCCACCCTCCAATGCCGCCAGTGCATCCCAGGCTGCGGGGCCATCGATCCGTCCCGTGATCAGGCCCTTCCACCGCCTGGCCTTGCCTGGGTAATGCATCAGGCCCGCGGTCTTGATCCCCTTCGTATACTTCGGGAATGTGTTCCATTCATTTCCCAGTAGCAGCACCTTGAGCGGGTCCGTGTACATGGCCCGGATCAATGCCCCTTGATCGCGGCCAGCGTATCGCTCCCACTCCGCCAGCCAGCGTCCAAAAAATGCTTCCACCCGCTTATTCCGGGCAAATGCCCACACACCGCCGTTGTACTGCAGTGTGTGCAGCGTCCGGACCGCCCGTTTCAGGTCCATCAGCTCCTGCTTGTTATTGCGCCGCTCGAATGAGTGCATCGTGTCCATCAAGTGCGGATCTTTGCAGATCACGAACTCCCACCCGGCCTCGATCCACTGAAAATACTGGTAGATCGGCGCGACCACTACCGTGTCCGCGTCCAGATACAGCACTGATTTCCACTCTGCCGGCGCGAGTTGGTACGCCTTCAGCTTTGCCCTTCGCCCCCCAATATCGGAATCCGGCTGTTTGATCAGCACGTCCTCCGGCCCGATCTTGCGGTCGCTGCACAGCGCAATCGGAATGTCAGGCATGTGTTTTTTTGCGCTACTCATCATTTTCGAGCACACCGTCCGGGCTGGATCACCGAAGGCTACACAGTAGATCCCCCGCGTCGATCCCGTCTTATGACTCATCGGTTCTCCCGCTCCCACGTTGACTTGTTCTGCCGTTTCAACGTTCTTGCGTTCCAACGTTTCAGCGTTCCAACTTTCCAGCGCTATGCCCGCGTCCACACCCCCGCTCAGCAGCTCCTCAAACGCCCGCTCGTGATCTGCAACCCAGGCGTCCACCGAGTACCGCTCCGTAGCCGCCCGCAGCGCCTTGCGATCTACTCGGCCGCGCGCCTCCATCGCCTTCCCCACTGCCTTCTCCAATGATTCCTCGTCTCCGCAGGTATAGCGATGGATCCCCAGCGTCTGTGGCAATTCATCCAGCAGGCCCACCCCCTCCGGCACGACCACCGACACTCCACAGGCCAGCGCCTCGAGCGGCGGCATCGGGATCCCCTCCACGCGCGAGGTGCACACCAAGATATCCAGGCTCTGATAATACCCAGGCATCCGCGACCAACTGTACCGCGTCGTGGGCACTGGCCATCCACGGCCAGACGCCCGCCAGTCCACGCCCTTGCCCACCTTTGAATCGACCAGTGCCCGCGCTAGATCCTCGCCCTTTCGATGGTTGCGGTACGTGTAGCCCGAGAACCCTGCCACCAGCCGTTTCCCTGGCCGGCGCTTCGCGATCACAAACCGATCCCGCTCCAATGGAGCCGCTACCTGAGCCGTTGGCCCATCTTTGCTGAGCCGTTTGGCGTACAATGCACACGTCGCGATGCGTAGATCAACGTGTGCTGCAACTTCGTCGAATAGCTTAGCTTTGCCATTTCCAGGAGGCATCTCTTCCCGGTGTGTGAAATAGGCCGCCACTGGTACATCCGGCCACGTTTTGACTTTCTGAACCTCGAAATAGGCCGACAAATAGATCATGTCGGCGTCCGTCTTCGCATTGGCGCTGAGCGTCCACCCCAGCCGGTCGGCCAGGATCCGCGACATTCGCGGAATGATACGGTCGCTCGTATGATTGCGGCAAAGTATGTGGACGCGCATTAATCTACATTCCTGAAAGATGCAATCCTATCAAACCATTCTACGAAATCGGCGTAGTTCATACCGGCCTTAGCACGATTGCAGTTTCCACAGCATGGCAGGCAATTTTCATATGTATACCCTTGGTTATTGTCGGCTCGATCGATTCCATTGAAGACATAAACGCCGTTGCCTAGACCTTTCGTGCTCGCCCTCGCGATCTGATATGGTTTAACTCCGCAATAGAAACATGCTTTTCCCGTCAGTTCCCTGAACTGTTCTTGTGACAGATCGAAATTCAATCCTCGTTTCACCGCTTCGTGCTCATATTTGACATACAGCTTGTTGAAGGCTGCCTCTCCTTCTGGGAGGGTTATTGATTGTCTGTATTCGTCAAACGCCTTTCTCCAGCTGTGTTCCCCAACATCCATCGTACGTTCCAAGTGCCAGCATCCGCATGACTTAGTGTGTCCTCTTCGAAGGCTATTCCCCGCGGCCGTTGTTCGACCACCGCAATCGCATTGGCATATCCAACGCGCTGCCCCACTCTTGCCATTTGGGGCGCGTTCAATGACGGTTAATCTGCCATATCGATTCCCAGACTCATCAATGAACGCGCCCATATCGCTCTCATTCCTCCTATATCTGGGCAATTTGCCCAGATGCACTAGCTCCCGCTCTCCAGATCCACTTCAACAAATCCTGAGGGCCGAATTAAGCCAAACGCCCCCCGCATCTCCGCCAGGATTGCGATCATGTTCCGGATGAAGAAGTCCGAGTGGCTGTCGCTGATTCGCAGCGATGCCAGCTCGCGATCCCAGAACACGGCCTTTTTCCAGTCTCCCAGGACTCCACTGCCTTGATCTACGGTCTCGCTCTCGACGACCGGCAGCCCCCACAGGGACTTCACGCCCATCCGTGTTGGCCCGCCGAAGTAATAGCGGCCCGTGTCATCTGTCAGCAGATCGATTGTCTCCCAATCCTCCGGGTTGAGCAGCCAGGCGGTCGGTTTCACACGGCCGCTTGTTCTGGCTGTAGTGATAGCCTTGCGAGCCGTCACCAGGATATCCGTATTCCATGTCTGCGTCAGAATTCCCGATGTGTTCAGCACACCGGTAAAATTCGCGCCGATCCCTGTGCCGTTGATGATCTGATCTTCCCACTCCTCGTCCAGATCAGCCTGCAGCTCCTCATTGATAATGCCCTCGAGCTGCGCAGCGTCAGCCAACGCCCGACGTGTCGCCGGGATCCAGACTGCAATGGCCTTCACGGCGGCAGTCACTTGCTCGAACGTCATCGCGCCTTCTGGTTTCTCGCCACTGATCTCGCCAGTCGCGCCTGCGTAATCCGTGACGTTCGCCTCGGCTACCACGGTCGCCTCCGTGATCTTGGCCGTCTGGCGTACGAACTCCACCAGATCGCTGGTTGTGCGCCGGATTGATATCAAGCCCCGCAGCGTCAGCTCCTGTCGGCCCAGGGCCTCGTAGATCCCCGTGTAGTCCGTCTCGACGAATGCCCCAGCGCTGGTGTCGCTCGCGCCAGTCAGCAGGTCCTTGAACTGCACAGGCGGCGATTCCACCTTCAGCCCGTCCGGTACATAGCCGCTGGGCGCAATGCCCTTATACCATTCCTGGTATCCTGGGTCGCTCGTGAACTGCTCCCCCAGGCTCTTTCTTCGGCCCTTGACTACCACACGCTCCGGGCTGCCCACTGGCTCCTGCCCCGTGTCGGCGGCATCGCTCAGCTCCATGATCTCTGCCCTCAACTTGGTGTCCTTGGCAATCGCGTCAGTGATTGTTCGCGCCTCTGCTCCTAGCTCTCCAACGCGCTTCTGTTCGCTCTCCGTCATCGCTCGATCCTCGCTGTCGGACAGATGGATGATCGTATCCGCCTCCGCGAGCACCTCGGTCAGACGCTTTTGTGAAATCTGGTCACTCATTTTAGTTCCCCTCCTGCATTTCCTCATTCTCTCGTTGGATGTCATAAATCATAGCCCGAAGGGATCGATCGGTTGCATCCGGATTCCTCGGCGTACCGTCTCCGGCCTTGCCTTGATCCGCTACGTCCCCCGTCCCCTCGTCCTCATTACGCCCGTCGCCTTTCGCGCCGGACGAATTCAGGTCATCTAATCGTTGCCACTTCGCCAGCTCCTCATCAATGATCTCGCGGAGCAGCACTGCGTCGCTCTTCGCCCGCTTGACCGGATCCGCCCTTGCGTCACGCGAGGGCTTAGTTGCCTTCTGGCTCTTGATATCTACGGTGTGCGTATTGACTCCAGCCCCAAGCATCACCGGCGAGACCTCGACAACGTCCAGCCCCTTCAGGAAAATCACGTCCTGGTCCTCGAATTCGCCTTCTTCCCAATCCGTCACATCGAATCCGTAGCTCCACTCCTGCAGGTTTCCCAATGCCTTGACAGTCTCGTATGTTTCCCGGCCGCCCTCCGTCTGCAGGAAAAACTTGCCCAGTATCAGAGCCTCGTCGTCATTCTCGCGAATCGTTCCCCTGCCCACTGGCAGATCCCCCCAGTTGTGGCCCCACGACGACACTCGTACCTCCTGGCCGTCCTGGAAGGCGCCGGGGACAGTTACCTCTCCGTCGTAATCGATCACATTCAGCGTCGCGAACACGGCCTCGAATTCCCCCGCTTGCCCATTATCAAGCAATTTGATCCGCCCTCGATAGTCCTTCCGCTTCATGTCCACCTTTTGCCTCCCTTTGCATTTCCAATCCCCAGTGTCGACGTCGGTATCGCGAAACCAATTGTCGATATAGTCGTGCCATTGCTGTGGGCGACCATCAATCTCGCAGCGCCTGTGCGCCTCCTCAGCGTCGATCTCTAGTAGCATTACGGTCCCACCAATCAGATCTCGCAGCCGTGTAACCTCGTCGGCCTTCGGCGTTGCCGTTATGATCCAGGCGTTCTCACTTGGCGATTCCGCCAGCAGATCAAGCACGGCATCACGCGCTCTAAGCACATATGGCCGTATCTGATCATTATGTTGGTAGAGACCCAGCCCGGATAGCGCCTGATGCAGAGTGTCGTAATCGTACACGAGATCGCCAGGCAGCATGTGCTCCCGTACGTATGCCGATTTTCCCGCGCAGGGCGCCCCCGCTACGACTATCCGTGCCACTTGATCCTCCTCCAGCGTTTCAACATTCCAACGTTATAACGTTCCACCTTCCGATTATATAAATTATGTCAAGTAGGATTCACCTGCCAAATGTCACGCTGCACGTGCACCCAGCCACCTCATCTACCCCACCCGCCGGATCCCCAGGCCATAGCATCCCCAGACTAAAGAGGTCCCCAATCGCCACTGTCTCACCATCTACCGCTGCGTGGCTCGGGCGTGGATTCCCGCTGTTGACGTGCCAGGTTTTCGTTTTGAGGCCGCTTTGTTTGGCGCCCTCAGTCGCCCCGAAATTTGCAGCGGCTGTCACAGCCGTCGTGGCGATTTGGGCGGCTCGCACACCGATCGCGATCTCGAATAGGTGCCTCACCGCGTTGCGCGGCTCTTCGTCGGCCAATGCCTCGCCAATCTGCAAACCGGTTGTCCCGTTGATGCCCTCCGCCTGGATTCGGGAGTGCTCCTCCAGCCAGGCGCTCATCAGGCTATCATCCAACTCGATCTCTAGCTCACTAGCCACGTATGCGCCCCACACAGACGCCGTGGCCGTGTTCAGTTTGAACAGATCATCATGTAGCTCCCGGTTCCAGCGCTCGCTGTCCCATAGCTCCGTTAGGATCACCTGGATCGTGTCGGCCGGTATCTCCGTTTCGGCTACCTTGCCTGTGATCGCGTCGCGCTGGCGTTCGAATGTCCGCGCCATCACCCGCGCCCATTGCTCCTCGTGCTGTTTCCGAAGCCCCGGCTGGGTTGGATCTATTCCCGCTGCCTTCAATCCGCGCGGCAACAGCGCCTTCGCATCGTCCAATTCGGCTGGCGGCGCAGTATCCCCTGATACTAGGATATTCAGCGGCGTCCCGAGCTGGGCTGCTGTTCCGCCCATGCTGGGTAGATTCATCCGCGCGCGCGCCTCGTCTGGCGACATCCACGGCCGCCCCACTGAACTCTGCAACGCCGAGCTTTGCTCGTCGAAGGAGCCCTTCATCTTCTCCTCGATGTTGAACTCCACATATACCCCATCTGAGTCCGCGAAATCGCTCAGCAATTGCAGCTCGATGTCCTGCTTGAGCATCATCAGCCATGGGCCCAGGCTATCCTGATAAAGATTGCGATGCTGTTCCTTGATGTTGGAAAATGTAGCATGTTCGAGGATCCCCACCATCGGCAGCGGGATGTGATACGCCCGCGCGCATTCCTCGCGCGTGAGCTTGCGCCCGCCCAGGTACTCGCTCTCCTGGGCATTGAACGAGAGCTGTTCCCAGTCCATATCCTCCTCGAGGATAGCCGTCCGGCCGCCGTTCCCGCTCCCCGAATACAGCGCCTCGAATTCTTTCTTGAACCGCCCCCTGGCCGCCTCACTCCAATCGCCAGCCGCTTTCGGCCGCTTGATGATCCCGCTCATTCTGGCCGCATTCCCCCAGAAATCCTCGCGGTAATCGCCCATCGAGAACTCCTCCGCCAGTATCCGCCGGAGCGTTTCGAGCGGAGACAACCCAGAAACTGGATTCTGTGGGTTGTAGCCCCGGAAGTGCACGATATCCTCCGGCGCGATCACCGTCCGTTTGGCACCCAGGTGGATCGTATACTTCGACGGCACCAGGCCCCCGCTAACTGTCACCATGCTTGGCGGCACACGCATCAGAGCGGCAGGCCCGCCCTCTTCTGCTGCCAGTTTGAGCCAGTAGGCGTTGAAATAGATCCCCATATCACCCATCAAGCTCTCTATCAGCCGATACCGCGTCATCTTCATAATCGGGGGCAGCGGTTGGGCTAATAGCCGAGCTAGTGGATGGTCCGTCAGGCGTTGGCGGTCTGTGTCGCTGACCCGCCTGAATACGTGCAAGCCCAATTGAGCAATGTTTCGTGCCAGAAAGTCCACGCACGTCCGGACGTTGGGCTGCTGGCGGTAGAGCGTGGCGTACGCATAGCTGTGCTTATTGTACATCCGGATGCTGCCTAAGCGTCCGGATGAACCCGGCCCAGCATCTAGCGCGGCCAGCGTCCCAAGCGTCTGGACGATCACGCGCTCACCACCTGGACGAAATCGACGTTGTCAGCGAATATAATCACCTCACCGTCTATCATCATCGGCTCTTTCCCCTGCCGCAACATCTGGGCCTGTTTCAGCACCAGATAGCGGCGTGTCTCTCTATACAGTATACCACGAAATGTGGTTCCTGTCTTGGTATTGATCAGCACCGTCCGCAGCACTGGGTAGCGGTCAAACCAGCTCACTCTGCTTCCCCTTCGCTTGTACGAATTTCTATTCTAGCGCCTAAGCTCTCATCATAGACAACGTCCAGCAGCCGATCATCACCGATATTCTCGACATAGACAATTACTGGCCCCTTCATGTTTGCATCAATAACTACACGGCGTGTTAGATCGGCTTTCTGCAACACGCCCGCCTTTTCAAGCGCCAACAGAAATCTATTCCCTGATAGCATAGCGATCCTCCAATTCTAACGTTCCAACGTTTCAGCGTTCCTTCGCCCCGCTCACGCCGTGAACAATCCCCTGTCCTCATACACGGATCGCCGTCTCGGCTCATGCCGCAGCGCCCGATCCAGCCCCATGATCAGCGCCACTATCCCGTCGATTTTCTCCCTCGATTTCGCCTTGTCCGGCTTGATGTTCCCCGCCGGATCTTGCCGCGCCACCAGGTTGTCCGCCATCCACGTCAGCACCGGGTTGTTCCCGTGGGCCAGCCTGTGCCCCAGTACCAGTTTCTCCAGTTCTTTCATCGGCCCACTCATCGATGAGAAGCCCTGCCCGAATTGCACGAGCCAGTCCTCCCCTCCCAATTCCATCAAGTCTGTCTGGATCTTCGTAGCGCCCCAGCGATCGAACGCCAGCTCCTGAATATCGTATGCCTGCATATCCTCGTCGATCTGCGCCAGGATGTAGCTGTAATCGATCACGTTCCCGGGCGTGGCTGTGATGTATCCCTGCCGCACCCATACATCGTATGGGACACGATCGTTGTGGATTCGCTCCTGCATCGATTCCTCGGGGATCCAGAATCGGCACAGAATCTGGTACAGATCGTCTGGCGCCTGCGGAGGCATGATCAGCAGCAACGCGCTGATATCGATATTGCTGGATAGATCCAGCCCCGCGTAGCAGATACGGCCCCGCAATCCAGCCGCGTCTGCCATCGCCCCGCACTGTTTCCAATGCTCCATATTCATCCATTTCGTCTCGCTCTCTGTCCACACATCCAGCTCCAACCGTAGGAATGCGTTCAGCGCCGAAGGCATCTCTTTCGCGCGCATGGCCTTGCGCCGCATATCGTCCCACTTTTTCGAGACGCCCAGATTCGGATTCGCCTTGATCCAGTTCGTCTCGTCTTCCCATTCGTCCTCATCATCCAGACTGTAGATCACCCCGAACCACGAATCGTCCTCGATCACGCCCGTGAGGATTTTCTCCGTGTAGTCGTGGAGCAGATAACAGATCGACTGGCGATCGAATCCACTCGTGGTGATGGCTGCCATCAACGGCTGTCTGCGCGATCCAGTCGCCGTCTCCAATTGGTCCCAGACCTCGCGTGTTTTGTGCGCGTGCAGTTCGTCTACTAGCGCCCCGTGCACGTTCAGCCCGTCGATCGTGTCTGCATCCGCACCCAGCGGCTCGAATTTCGCCGCCGTGTCTTTGATGTGAATGTTGTCTTTGTAGATCGTGACCAGTCGCCGGATCTGCGGGCTGGATTTTGCCATCCGCGTCGCCTCTCCGTGCGAGAGCCGTGCCTGGTCCCGTTTGGTGGCAGCACTGTAAATCTCCGCCCCTGGCTCATTGTCTGCCACGAGTAGATAGAGCCCTATACCCGCGACCATAGTTGTGTTGTGCGTTGGTATCAACCCCCGCCCCGCCAGATATAGATGCGATGGTGAATCAACTTGAATGCACCGCACTGGAACTGACTCAATTTCTCTCACGGCGACTATTTGACGATTTAACGCACGTGTCGGCTTGTGTGGTTGCGGTTTTAGGCGTTGTGCCTTTCGCTCAAGCCCAAATATGCCCGAACCAGCATAGGCGAAAAATGTGATGCGGTATGCTGCACCACAATCGCGCCCATACAGCTTGGCGCGACGCTCTATAATGGACGCCTTGAACCCCAGGCTCGTGATAAGTTCGTGCACATCCTCCACCAATAGCGCGCTGACACTCGTATATTCACACTGTCCCGCCTTGGACACATAACCATCTGTGTCCATCAGCCCGCGCAACAATGCCTTGCGCTGTTCAATCGCGCCCCGCAAATACAAGCGCGGTATATGCTTATTGCCCAACACCCCAAGCTCGCGCAACTTGGATGCCAGCGAATTATCACGCGCCTCTTGAGTGCGATCTCCATCGCTCAATGCATACGTTGCAGTCTTACCATTGCGCCCACCATTGACCTCGCGGACAGGAACCCCAAGTTTCCGAATACGTTCCAGAATCCAGTAATCGTCATCATGCGCAGTGATACGTCCACAAGTACTATGGCCATCACCAAGCCACGCACCCAGGATATACGGCGGAATTGGCAGGTCAATCTCTGGCAACTCGAGCGGCCCAGAAACCGGCACGCGGTGATTCCATTCTACACGCTTACGTTTCAGATTGAACGGGGAGCCCACTGCTAACGTGTCGCGTATCTGCTTGGTAGTGCGTATATGCTGATCTTCCCAGGTACTCTTGGGGCCTCTGCCAGTGCGGGGGAGTCCATTCCTTCTCGCGTCAGTGTACCACAAATGCTCAGCATCTGCGGTTATCGTGCAACCATCAGAGAACTCCATCTCATAGCATGTTCTACCTATTTGCACATCTGTTATAAATGTGATATGACACTGCTTGCCCTTTTCGTCGAACAGAACATCGCCAACCCGAACATCGCGAATTGTTGTCCAGCCTTTCGGAGTGGGCAATGGCGTGTCAAGACTCAGCGCCTTGCCATTCTTCCGTGCCACCTCCATATAGGCCGTACGAAATCGCCGCAGGCCGTCCTCCCGTTTCCACCCAAACAGCGACCCAACCACAAATTGTTGCCACGGCTCCAGTCGCATCACTTGGCCGGCCCATTCACCTTTCGAGTGTTTCAGCAACCGGAAAAACGCGATCGCAACTCGCGCGGCTGATTCATCGAACCACAGGCCCCGCTCAGCGCCTGTGTCCAGATCGCGCCGGTGCCGTTCGCAGGCCAGCCGCACCGCTTTCGAGGCAACCTGTTGCCCGCTCAGCACGTCGTCGACATACTGGGCGGCGGTAAATTCACTCCGCACCGTCGCTCATCTCCTGCACGCTCTGGAACAGTTGCTCGGCTAGGCTGGGCTCTACATCTCGTGGCTCGGTCCGCATTCGGCTCCGCGAGCTCGGCGTCATTCCAAACTCCACCAATAGCCGCCGCATCTGATCCTGCGCCTTATTAGCCTCATAGCGCCACGGGTTCTGGTATACGATCCCCTTCGCAGATGTCAGCATCTCCCCCTCAAGCGTCAAATGCCGTTCTGCCACAAGCCACCGCCCCCATGCCTGGCAATACATCGCGAGCGCAGCCCGGTCGATAGCCGTATACAACGCCAGCTCCATCAGTATGCCCGTCACTCGATGCCATTCTCGTTTGGCA